TATATATCAAGCCGTTTGTTTGATATATATAATATATCACATGTGGTGGGATTAGTCAATCGGCGACACTCGAAGACATGCCCCAGCGCCCTAGTAGGACGTGGATAATCAACGGTGATTGATGGGCGTGATTGATAGGCTCACGCACAAAAGCCTGGAATATAAGAGGGGGACTACTTACGTCCCCCCTTCACGCCTCGCTTTCGCAGTCGGAAAGGTCAATGTCAAAGCAACGCGCAATATAATCGAAGTTCTCACGCTGCTCATCAGCCGTCAACGCCCGAACGAGATTATCCAGCAGCGTTTCCGCGCCGAGCGAGTCAAGCAGCTTGTCGAAGGCAAGTTCGTTGTCAAACATTTCAGATACTCCATTCCGGTCCCCTTATTGGAACAAGAGGGCCTATAAATCGGTTTGTTTTAAGCAAAATCCCAAAAGTGCGCCAACGCGAAAGGCCGCTTACATTCGGTTGACGGCGTTCATCAGACTGTTCAGGTCGGTTTGCGTGAGTCCATTCCATCCCCTGACACGACGTTTCAGGGTGCCGTTGATGAAGTCTCCGCGCTCCGCTGATGTGATATTGTGCGCATCCATGGCCTTGACCAGATCGGCGTACTGTTCGGCGCTGATCGCACGGTCTGCGGTCTCGTAACGCTGCTTGGCATACGCTCCGTCGTCGTCCTTGTCGGGGAAGATGCCCAACACCGCGTAGAGACTATAGCGGCGGGCGTAGGTGATCGCGCTACCGACCTGCTGGGGGTCGCCGGTCACGAAGAACGGATAGGAGCAGGCCACCATCTGGTCTGTATCATCGAAAATGATGGTTTCCACTGTTCCGATGGCCTGTCGCGTTTCTCCCGTGTTGTCGAACGTGATGCGCTGGCTGAATGCCAGACCGTACTTCTCGAAAACCGGTTTGATGGTTTTGAGTATCGTGGCGAGGTTGAGATACTTGTAAGTCCGGTTGCCTGCCTGTGCGGTTTCGTCGGTGACGAAGTTTGGGACTTCGTTGAGGACTTGCATGAACTTGTTGCTGAGATTGTTGGTTTCCATCTCATTGTTCCTTTCTGATAGTGTGATGATATATAAAGTATATCACATGTTGCGTGATATTGCAAATGTGATTACTTGAGTTTGTGGACTGGGACCCTCACATGGAGGCATTGGATGTTGTGTCCTCCCGCGAAAACGCTCTTGATCGAGAAGCGGCCTTCAGGTCCGGAGATGATGCCGTTGATTCTTCCATCGGGGCCGATGCAGGTCCACTCGATTTCGTCTATGCCTCCGGCTTTGTCGTTGCGACGGTCGATGATGTCGGCCTTCTTGCAGGAGGCTTCCTTGTCGAGGAACGTGGCGAACTTTACGGGGTCGTAAACGGAGTCGTATCCATGTTCTGCAACCATCTTGCCGTAGCTGCTTTTAAGGTCGGCCTGAGCCTTAAGCTTGTTATGACCGTCGAGCTCGGGATCGTGCCGGATGGCTTTCCGCTTTTCCTTGTACTGCTTGTAGAGGGCTGGGACTTGTTCGGTGAGGTTGGCTTTCCGGTTGTCGAGCGGTTGGTCGATGGGTTTCAGGTTGTTGTTCATTGTCACCTCTTTGGGATATAAGGTCAAGCCGTTTGTTTGATATATATAATATATCACATGTTGTGGGATTAGGCAATCGGCGACACTCGAAGACATGCCCCAGCGCCCTAGTAGGACGTGCTAGGACGTGTGACTAGGACGTCCTGAATGGCGGAATAACGCCAACTGGGACGCTAGGACGCTAGGACATGCGTTAAGTCAGATTGGCCACGCCTCGCCGTTCGTCAGATACACCGAATCCGCGTCCCCGTTGTCGAACTGGGCTCCCAAAAGCCCGTCCAGCATTGGCATCCCGCCGAGATTGTACGCCTCAACGAAGAATTCGAGGCGGGTCGGCTGATTGCCTTCAAGCACGTACATGGTGCGCGCCCACTCGGTCTTCCCGTTACGTTCCTCATAATCCTGGAATGCTTGCTCGTACACGTCGGCGTCAACGTACCCGTAATCTCCGATACGCCAAATATCGTCCGTCTCGGTGTATGTGTCGAAGTCGCGGCATTCGGGAATCAGACTGGTGTCGATGCTGTTAATCATGTCGCGGGCCTGTTCGACGGTGATATTTCTAACTGTTTCCATTGTTTTCTCCTTGGGTATATCTCAAGCCTTATCGCTTGATATATTCATTATATCACATTGTGTCTTGTGATGCAAACAAAAAAAGGCCGGGACTCGCCCGGCCTGCAATCACTCTTCCTCGGCGTCTTTCCTCGCTATCTCGATGATCTTGGATACCGCAGCAGCCATATTCTTGATTCCGTTACGTGAAGCGAACGATGTCACCTGATGCACGAACTCGTCGTACAATTCCATAGGCACCAACCCGAGCATGTCCGAGTTGCAATCATCCACGAACTGTTCAAGTTCTTCGTATTCGCGGGTCAGAAACAAAAACTCCACGTCCTTATACTCGTACTTCACATTCAAACCGTTCAGGTTGACTTGCTGCGGTTCGACGTGCGGTAGGCTGTCCTGATCGAGTCCGCTGAGCAACAAGTCGTCTACGTTGTCCATCTGAGTGACCAGCTGCGCCAGTAGTTTCTCGTCGGCGTGGCCGGTGAGTTCGTTGGCGGCTATCTGCTTCGCCGTTATGGTGGAACGTGTCATAGGCTTCGTGTCCACGATAACCGGGATACGTTGGATACCGGCGCGGGCGGCGGCTCTTGTACGATGATGGCCGGAAACAATACTTATCGGCCCTTCTCCGTTCGGTTGCGAACAGTACGGCAATGACTCCAGCATCCCTCGTAGCTTGATGTTCTGGGTCAGCGCGTCGAACTTACGTGGTTCCATGACTTGCGCGTTCAGGTCTTGTTCCTTGAGGTTTACCACGTCAACCCATTTGATTACCAAACCGTCGGCTATGGTCATTTCTTGCGACGTGTCGATATCAGACATTATTTCCTCCTGTTCTCTTTGGCTAGGAACTGTCCGAGAATGTTCCTTAAGCCGATCTCTTCGTGCCAATCGCTCTTATACTGCAATTGGTACTGTCCGTTTTTACGGTCGCGTCTGTCCAGTTTCATCAGGCCGCGAAGTCCCTTCGCTTCGGGGTATCGCGTGTACTCAACGGTTGCCAGCCCATCGCACGCATCGACGAGTATCTGTGTCTTGGGCGTAGCGCAGAGCTGGAACGTGGAACGACGTAACGCTATCATCGTGACCAGCTTCGTAAGCCGATACCGTTCGTGGGATACCCCGAATGCTTGACGCAATACCGCGTAGCGAATCGTGTACATGGGATTTGGTAGACCATATCCGATGATCCCGGCAACGTAACCGTCGATTAGTACGAGAACACACATGGGGCTCACGTTTCCCGATATCCTATGCCGCATCACTTGCAGATACGAGTCTTGGGCCGCGCTATCGCGTAACGGTACGACCTTGATTTCGGAACGTTCGGTAATCTGATGATCTCTGGGCAATATCGGTATCGGTATCTCCGCCGATTTCGACGACGCCACAGTCACCATGTTCCCGCCGACAAGACGTTTGACCTCGTTCGGACGGTTGGAATTCATGTAAATCACACTGTCCAAACCCAGACGTCTGGCGTAGACCGGGCTATCGGTTGCGGCGTTTCCGGGCGTTTGCTGCTGCTGGCAGATCAGCAACGCCTTACGCCCATCGAACAGCTTACAGAGCTTGGGAATATCAACGGGAGCGTTGAATACGTTGTATTCAGGTTCCGCCCATTGGAATCTCCCCCCGGTCTCGAAGAACTTTTCATAAGCTCCCGGATACGTAGGAGGATTGGCGAACACGATGGTGTGCGGGTCGTCCATGATGCGTTCCGCATACTTCATCGGGTCGGTGGCCTCGTATCTCAGTCCACCAAGTCTGACCATATTCGCTGCGATTCGCTCCCGTAGCTGGCCGACGTGTTCCGAATCGTTGATGTCAAGATCAGCCAGAAGTTCACGGTAGTAATCGACATCATCGTGCTTGCTGAGACGCATACGATATTGCGCCATGATTACGGTCGCCGCGTCATCCGCAGCGTTCCCTGGGAGCGAGACTGGTGAACCGTCAACGGTTGCCCGCATTTCGGTGAGAGGCGTCCCGCTATATGCATATCCGAGCGCTGCGGTGTACGCCCACACGTCGCACGCCTCGATTTGCTCCGGTTTCCAACCGTTCTCCACGGCGACCATGCAGTTTGCGAAGGCTCCGGCGTACAGTTCGACGTATCGCGTATACCCTGACGCGGGTGCCTGCCTAAACAGATTCCCGTTCCAATCACGTTCGGGCTTATCCCAAGTGTTGAGGAACAATATGGACGGTGAGTTGAAACCTGCCATCAGACCGCCCCCCAAGAGTCGAACTTGGCTCCTCCCAATTCGAGATTGGGCGCTCTATCCGGTGAGCTAGGGGCGGAATAGCAACGGTCATTAGAATAGCACATTTTGATCGGCCTCCAAACCTTTTTGTAATTCCTTGACTTCTTCACCGGTCTTTTCCTGCCACCATTGGGCGAAAATCGTTCGGTGGCACAAGCCTTTTCTTACGTCATCGAAGCATAGAAGCACGATGTCCTTACCTCCGTTGAGTTGCGATATCGTTTCAAGTTCCGTTCTGATGCGGGCGACCCCGTGTGAGTCCAGCATGGCACGATACCGTTCGGTGAATTCTTCGTCGGTTCCTTCCATGAACCATCGGCCCGGCGTCACTGTTTTCGCCGATGCTGCGATTGTGTATGGTAGCCGCCATCGTGGCGAACCGTACGTTATGCGTACCGGTATGCCTTGTGACGGGGTGAAGTCGTGGTATCGGTTTGTGTAAATCTTCATATGCATCCTTTCCATGCAATGTGTGATATATATATTATATCACACTGTTGGTTCTTGTTGCAAATTGCCCACATTCTCAACTTCGTCTGGGAAGAATTCCATTTCCAAAGCCTCCACACCACCGGTAGCACCCCAATACGCACGCCTCGCACGCAGAACCGTCGCCACATCGGCGGACATGGAATCAGGAAGCCTATGGGCCATCCAATCCGACAGCTTCGCTTCGCTCCGCTGCTCCCGCTTCTGAACCCTCCAATCAACCGGGTTGGCCAGCCACACGGGCAGAGTCCGCACGTACTGCAATGGCGTACCCTCACAGGATTTCACGAAGCGCTTCGCCGCCCTCATAAGCGCGTCGGCACCGACTTCATCGAACGCCTGATTAAAGCACTGAATGAATTCGTTTGACACCCTGCATTTCTTCGGCCACAATCCCATAAGCGCTTTAAGGGTGTCCACTGAATGGCAGGTGACTGTGATTTTTTCTTCGCCGCGCGAGTATTGTTCTTGGGTTTTGTTCTCTTGGGTATTGTTAGTCAAAACCTCGTTTTGGGGTAGGTCAAAAGCAGGTTTTGAGGGGTCAAAAGCAGGTTTTGGGGTCGGTGCATGGTCATAACCCTGTTTTGGGGTCGGCTTCCACAGCGAGACGTGATACCGGTTGGCCCTGCCATCGGACTTGACTCGTCGGATGTAGCCCAATTGTTCCAGCACGTTGAGGCTCTTGGATACCGTGGGCTGTGAGCAACGCGCGATCTTCGCCAGCCGCTCCAAGCTGGGCCAGCAGACGCCGGTGTTGTCGGCGTGACGTATCAGCGCCATATACACCAGCAGGTCGTAGCCGCCCAACCGGTCATCATCCACCGCCCAATTCGGCAGCATCGAAAAACCCGAGTTCTGTGTTATACTCGTATCGGACATGTTCCCAACCTTTCTGTTAGCGCCTTTCTTCCGTTCTTCCGGGGAAGGCGCTTACTTTATTCTTGGTCCTATCTTATTTGATGTTGGTGCGCCCGGTTCCAGTGCGCATATATATATTATATAGCTAGCATATGCTACTTGCAATCAAGAATAATTTGATGTATATTTGAATCATGTACGCTAAAGACTACACCGCAACGACGGAGCAGTACGCGGAACGATGGCACCTCAACATCCAGACCGTCCGCAGATACTGCCGTGAGAAACGACTGCCATACATCAAGGTAGGTAACCGCTACTACTTCAACCCCGACATCACACCACTACCCGTAGGAGCAACGATCAACGATGAATGACCCAAGAATCACCCTGCCGCTCGCACGCTTGGCGGCAGACCCCGGACGCAAACAGACCCGCAACGGCACCCCCTACATGCTTATCCGAGTCGCCGCCACAGGCGGACACATGGACAAAAGCACGAAACAGTGGGTAGACCACGACACCATGTGGGCCACGATCTTCGAGTACGACCTGCGGCTGGCCGAAACCTACGAACGCATGCTGCGCAAGGGCACACCGGTAAGGGTCGAAGGCGTCCTGAAATGGAAGACCGGCACCGACAACCAAGGGCAGCCGCGCACCGACTTCATCATCGAACACGCGACCATCAGCCTCGCCATGCTCAAGGCGAAGAACCAGCAGACTCAGCAAGACCAGCAGACCGGCAACCAGTGGCCGGGAACCGACACGTTCGGCCCGACCAACTCGCTCAACCAGGCCGACAACGAATGGGACGTGTTCTAAATGGCAGTGAACGTCACCGAGAAAGACAAGACGCTCAACGAGATCATCGACTGGTGCGAACAGTTAGCAGCGGAAGGCCTGAGACTGGCGAGCGCTCTTCTAAGGCAGCATGACATGGCCGCATACGGTGTCGTGAAGGGACACGTCAACGCATACGAAAATACAGCCGACCACTGCCGTTCCATGCTCGGCTACAGCGGCTCCATGCCGTCCGAGGTGCAGAATCAAAGCGAGGATGTGAAATGACGATTGACGAACTGCATGATTACTGCCGTTACCTCTTCGACGAGAACCATGTGCATGGCGTGCCTGACAAATGGAGCAAGGGCTACGAGTTCGCGCTCAGCCTTGTCATGGTCAAGTGCCATGAGGGATTAACAGACGAAGACCGCAAGGCTGTAGCCGACTGGCGTGAAAAACATTGGAAGGATACGAAATGAGCAGAGCAATCCGATATGTAGAGTGCACCCACTGCGGCGAGACGGTGGGCACATATTACGTGACCTGCCCGTACTGCGGATACAGGCTGGCTGTGCACAGTCTGCCACCAAGGGAGAAATGTGCGGACTGACACAAGTCACCACCGATTGAAAGGAATTACCATGACCCGCTATCTCGTAACGGACCAACAACTGCGTCAAGCAATACACTCTGCCATAAGAGCTCTGGACCTTAGCAAGCAAGATGAGAATTACACCATCGAATCAACTGCCGAAGTCTCCTATAAAGCTCTAGAATTATTGGCCTCATCGAAGACCGCCGAATCGGAACAAACCGAGAATCCCAAACAGGATGCCGGCCGTGAAACCGATACGAGCGAGCACCCATTTATCCAACTAGAGGCAGACGAACTCGTCCGGATGATCTGTGACGCCTACCAAACCGGCGTATTCTCGGGAAAGGAGCAATCATGAAATTCACGAAACGCGCATACGTCAAAGTTTGGCAGAACCGCCCCATAGACGACCGCGAAGACACCACCATAACCCTCTATGACTACGAGGACGCGAACGAACTCAACAGTATCCCGGTCGCCCTCCTATACCTGCTGGAGTGCCATGCGTTCGTCAACAGTATGGACGAATTCGACATTCTCGAATGCTGTCTTACAGCCGAATCGTTCGACCTCATAGGCTTCGTCAAAACCTACCGGGACATGCTCAGCAAAACCGGCGACTTCTGGACGCCCATGAAGTTCATCACCGCAAACCCGAAACCCGTGGACGGTATCCCACCCGTCTCGTACTGCCCACGCTGCGGAGCGTTGATCTGGCCGGACACCACACGACGCCGCATCAACGGACAACCCGAAAACGACGCCGAATATTACCGACGAATTCTCGAAATCTACAAGAACAACCCAGACCCGCTGTTCTGCCACAATTGCGGTCAACGCTTCAAATACGTCGGCCAAGACCAACTAGCCTACAAGCACCAAAACAACCGAGCCGACATCCTGCGCACACTCAAACTCAAAGCGGAAACGCAACCAACATTCGATCTGGCGGAGCTCAACCAATGATAGGCGAACCATTCTCGTTCAGCCTGTTCATCCCCGGCATCCCCGCCAGTAAAGGCTCCTACCGTCCAATCACCGGCAGGAGCCGAACCACAGGCAAACCCGTAACCCGCCTCATCCCAATGGACAAGAAGGAACGCCCGTGGCGCGACCACGTTAGAAACACCATCCTCAGCCACAAACACCCAACCATCCCCCCCAACTCATACATCAAAATAGAAACCACATTCTACCTTCCACGCCCCAAAACCATCCCACCCACCAAACGCAAACACCCCACAGTCAAACCCGATATAGACAAACTCCAACGCGCCCTATACGACGCCATCACCGAAACACACATCTGGCATGACGACTGTCAGATAACCGACGTAACCAGCCACAAACGATACGCCGACAACACCACCACCGGCGTATCCCTCACAATCACATGGAAGCCAAACCAATGAAACCAAGAAAACCCGAAATCGACTACTTCCGCAACACCACACCCGGCTACAAGCTAGGCCGCATTCTCGGCGTCCTACTCATCACCCTAACCGTCCTACTCATCACCACCGGCACCATAGCCCTACTCAAACTACTCATAACCTACATCCTCGCGTAAGGAACCATCATGCCCCTCAGCCAACACAAAACCGAACTAGCCCTCCAATGGCACCGCAAACACTACAACACCGAATACATCGCCCAACTACTCAACACCACCCCAGAAGAAATACAAACCATCATCAACCAACACCAACAACAAACTAAACCCAAGAAAGCATAAAATACCCCTTATGAGCAACGTAACCAGAGACGCCCACGGCAGAATCACCGGCGGAGTAAACAACCCAACCGGTAAAGGCGGCTTCCAAGAACGCCCACAAGACCGCAGTCGTAAATGGACAAAACGCGGCAGCGTGAAATACAACCTCCAGCAATTCCTTGAACTCACGAACGAGGAAATTGATGAATGGGTGCAGCGTCTGGATGAACTGACCCAAGCCGAACAGATCGCCCTTCGTCGTGTTCTTGAATCGAAGAAGGGCGGTGAGAAAGCATTCCGAGCCTATCAGGACATCTCCAACCGTACCGAGGGCATGCCCCGCCAACAGGTTGACCAGACGGTTCAGATGTACGAGCCGCCTACGATCAATGTCACGGTGAAGTGAACAAACCCGAGCCTATTATTCTCAATAAGGCTCGGGTTCCCTCGGGTGAAGACCATACTATTGAGAATCGCGCGCACATTATGGAACAAAACGGAACATTCAACCTCGTAATCCCCAAAGCATACGAAGATTTACTGTTCTTCCTCCATGACCGTGACAATCCGCCATACCGCTACTACGACTACAGCGGAGGCCGTTCAAGCGCGAAAAGCACCAGCGTAGCCCTAGCCCTAGCGCTCGAAGCCAGCATGTACCCTACCCGCATCCTATGCACCCGTGAATTCCAGAACAGCATTCAGGAAAGCGTCAAACAGCTCCTGGCGGATATCATCAGCCGCTATGAGCTTCCCGGTTTCACCATCACCCGCGAACAGATAACCCACGTCAACGGCAGTGTGTTCTGGTTCAAGGGCTTGCACGAAGACCCCGAAAGCACGTTGAAAGGCATCGAAGGTGTAGACCGTTGCTGGATCGAGGAAGCCCAGTTTATCACCGACCATAGCCTAGACGTGTTGCTGCCGACCATCCGAAAGAACGGCAGCACCATTATCTTCACCCGCAATCCCCTAACCCCGGAGGATGCGATAACCACACGTTTCGTCACCCACCCCAGCCAGCTCACCCAACAACGCACCACCCACCATCACACCACATGGCGGGACGCGGAACAAGCCGGAATCCTTCCCGAGGAAATCAAACAGCAGGTCGAAGAATCACGAAACAACCCAGACTTCGCCCACATCTGGGAAGGAATGCCATACGAGAAAACAATCAACCAGATCATAAGCTGGCAGCAACTCACAGACGCGACCGAACGCCAACCGCAAACAGAGGGCGGCGTGAGCTTCGGCGTTGACGTGGCCCGATACGGAGCCGACCGAACCGCCGTAGCCATCGTAAAGGGGCGTCACCTAGTAGACCTCGTTAGCTGGAGCAAGACCAGTCTCGTCGAAACAGCGGAACGCATAATCACGCTTGCCGGGACACATCATCCAAGCATCATCAACGTGGACGATACCGGCGTGGGCGGAGGCGTGACGGATATTCTCCGCAGCCGAAGCCAACCAGTGAACGGCGTCAACTTCGGAGCCAAGCCCAAGCATCCCGACCGCTATCCGGCAGTCAGTTCGGAATTATGGTTCGAGTTTGCCGAACAGCTTTCGGAAATCACCATCAACCCGAATCTGGAACACCGAGCCGAACTGTTTCAGGAACTCAGCACCCGTGAATGGGCAATCAACAACAGAAACCTACGCGAAGTGCAGCGGAAGAAAGACTACAAAACAGAGAATCAGACTGGTAGCCCCGATCTAGCGGATAGCGTCCTTCTCGCCTACTACAAGCCGCTGCAACTTCCATCGTGGGACGTTGCTGTTTGTTAGGTTTATGCGTTGCACCCGGTAGACTAGACGCAGGGTCTTATGACGAATCGAGGAAAAGTGAGCCTGCTGAACAATCTCCGTGAAGGTTTTATGAGCGCGTTCGACCGTGGCCACGCGCCAAGCTCAACCCCCACACCTATGGGCGGGAACATCTGGCAGCCGATGGGCGGCAACACCATTCCACTGCACGACACCTACGACAACGTGTTTCCCTACGTGAACGCTATCGCACAACGGTTCAGCACGGTAATCCCCTACGCCGTGGACTCGGACAACCGGCGTATCGAACCGGCTCCCGCACCGTTGGCCGCGCTCTACGCGCCCAACGACACGTATTCCTGCCTCGAATTTCTGAAACTCATCTCCGCTATCATCCTCACCCAGTCACATTTGGACGTACTGATCTGGACGAACAATGGGCCAGGCGGAGACATTACAGCCGACAACATCATCGGATATACGCTGCTACCGTCGAACAGCCGCCAGTACAATTCTTCTCGCTCGGACTGGTATCATCGCGTCACTACGGACTTGGGCGACGGCGAACGAGTCTACGAATTTTCCCGAGACGAAACCATCGCCCTTAGTTACTCGCAGCATCCGAACGATCCGACGCGCGGCATCGCTCCAACCATGACGGTGAAGAAGTGGGCGAACGTGGACGATATGATCGCCGACTATGAGCGTGGTTTCTTCGGTAACAACGCGGTACCCGCTGGAATGCTCGGCATCGTATCGGAAAACACTGAAGACTTCCAACGCAACCGCGAACGCCTCGAAAGCACATTCCGAGGCGCAGGCAACAACAACGGAATCGTGTACAACATGATCCCGGTTGACCCTATGACCCATAAGCCCAGCACCACCAGCAAACTGGTGTGGATGCCATTCCAGAACGCCAACGATACGCTGGACTTGCAGACCGTGAACGACGTGGTGAACAACCGGTTGTCGAACGCGCTCGCTGTCCCGGATATTATTCGCGGCATCGACAACGGCCAGACCTACGCCAACGCCGAACAGGCCGAACGTGCGTTTATCGAGAACACGCTCAAACCGTTGTGCATGACGGTGTGGGATAAATGGCAGTTTGAGCTTGACCGCATCACTGGCGGACTTGGGTATGGCATCACTTTCGACCTTGATCTACCGTCCCAAACCGACATGGAGAAGGTACAGGCCGACACCCAGAAGGTACGTATTGACTCGCTTATCCAGCTCCTGAATATGGGTGCCAGTCTGGAATCTGCCGTGGACGCGCTCGGCTTACCCGACTCGTACAAGCGTCTTGACTTGCATCAGCAGGCTCCGACGCTGACTATCCCAACAGCCGCAAAACGGTATAGCCGTAATATCAAACCGCAGGAAACGGCAACAGAGAAACGCATCCTTCCCGCCACCCGAACCTACGTGAACAGAGTCATCCGCATGGCCCGCCGCTCCCAGAACGGACTCCGCGACGACTTGGAAGCCATCGGCGAACAGTGGATAAACGACGTGGAAGATGACCTGATGACCAACCTCGTCGCCTACGCCCGCCGTACCGGCTACGAGTTGGAGCAGGTCATTACCGCGTGGGCTGAAGTCCACCCGGGAAGCTCCATTGCCGTGGAAGTCGAGAACTATACGGCTGATGATTGGCGGCAACTCTACTTCTGGACTGAGCTCCCCGACACCGTGCGTGAAGCCTACGTGGAACACTTGCGTAGCATCGCCAAGTCCACCAGCAAGACCATCACGAACAACGTCCTCGAACTGGTGAATAGGGCCGACGTGGAACAGTGGGACGCCGAACGCCTGCGTGACGAGCTCGAACGCATGGGCAACGATCACGCCGAGCTGATTGCCCGCTGCGAAACCGTGCAATCCCAGCGGCTCGGCAGCTTGTACAGCGCCCGCAATCTTAGCGAGACTCTTGGCGTCCGACTGGACAAGGTATGGCGTACAAGCGGCGACGGCAAAGTGTGCGAGTTCTGCCGTCATATGGAAGGCGACCGAATCGCGCTCGATGACACGTATCTGGCTGAGAACGCCAGCGTCGAGATCGGAGACCGCACCTACGTGAACAACTTCGAGAGTATGCAGACCCCGAACGGACACCCCAACTGCCGGTGCTACGAGGATTACGAGGTGGTGGAATCATGACTTACGACATCCATTGCAAACACTGCGGACGGTATCTAGGTTCCTGCGCCCGTGACACGATGGTGACGCTCAAATGCCCGAACTGCAAAGGTTTGGACGTGTATCGCATCGTGCTACTATGGGGGTCAGAACATTAAGCCCATTAAGGACGTTCGACCGCACCACTAACCCCCTATCTGAAAGGGCAAAGATGAAGACTCGTAAGAGCTTCGCCAACAGCGGTGCCCCAGAAACCAATGGCCGTACCCTCACCTTCCTCGCCAACAGCGGCAAAGTGATGTGCGACGGACTCACCGTAGATTTGAAGACACTGAAAGCGCCGTTAATCGACGGCACTCTGAAACTCGTGTCCGATCTCACCGAGTCCGACAAACTATCCCTACCGCTCCTGATCGACCACATGCCCAGCATCGAATGCCAAGCGGGTGCAATCACCCGACTTTGGATGACCGATGATGGGATGATGGCCAAAGCGAAGCTCAGCGAGGTAGATCAGGGCGAACGTATCCGCCAGCTTGCCGCCGACGGATGCCTGACCAACAGTTTCAGCATCACCGTTGAATTCAACCAGCGTCCCGGCAAGGACGGTATCATCCACGATGGCGAACTACTGGAAATCAGCGTCGTCTATCGTGGGGCCGACCCAAGGGCCGCTTTCACCGCAATCAACAGCCGCAACAACAAGAATGGAGACACCATGAACCCGGAACTCCTGAAGAAACTGGCGCGTACCATCGCCCAGTTCAAACTCACGCCGGACGAGGCGGAACAGCTCACCACTTCCATCGGTGACATTATGCAGGGCGCTCTCGATGACATCACCGCTGCCATCACCAACCAGAAGGAAGGCGAGGGCGAGGGCACCCCGGAACCGGAGGAACCCGTGCAGACTTCCAGCGGTCGCCAGACCATCATCATCAACAAAGCCAACCACTCCGCCCACCAGTCGGGTACTGTGAAGTTCTCGCATGATCGTAAGACGTGGCTTGACTCCGACGACGCCATGATCGCGTTCGAGCGCGCCCTCATTGCGTCCGATAACAAGGGTATCGAAGCGTTCCACCGTGAGTGGGCTGACACCGTGAACCGTAACATGTCGGACACCGCATCGTTCGGCGTTGACGGTGGCGACGTGGACAAGTTCATCCCGACTGCGGCAATCACCACAATCGCGGACGCGCTGAACACGCGCGGCTCCGGCCTGTGGAACCTGCTGCGCAAGACCGGCATTGATCGCCTCACCATCGGCGGCAATATCGCCGGTCTAACTGAGAAGACCCGCGCCCACGGCTACCCGGTGGCCTCCTACGGCACGAAGAAAAAGGAACAGGTGCTTTCGTTCGTGAAACGCGAGCTTCAGGCCGACTACACCTACAAGTACATCAACCTGAACAAGGGCGATATCCGTCGCACCCAGCGTCCGGGAGCCCTGCTCCGCTACGTGCTTCAGGAACTCCCGAACTACATCATCCAAACCATCGAACGTCAGATCACGCTCGGCGGCTACACGGACATGGCGCATTTCCGTTCCGTCGTGACCGACGCAGCAGACAAGTCGTCCGAGTGGAATGGCAACCATTTCGCGCTCTCCTACACCATGACAGATAACACTCCGCTGATGGACTTCGTGCGTGCCTCCCACATGGTTCGCGCTCAGGGCAACAAGGTGCTGCTGTGCAACGCTGACACCGTGGCCTACCTGCTGATGTCCGCAAACGCTAACGGGAATACGTACATTGCTCTCGGCGGTGACGATACTCTGGCCCGCGCCCTCGGCGTTAACCAGATCATTACCCCTGAATGGTGGACGGACACGGACAACACCACCACTATGGGCGTCATCATGTCCGCGTCTCACTACGCGGTGGTTGGCGATACCTCCATCGAGGCGTTCACCAACTTTGCGCTGTCCACTAACACCAACGAGTATCTTCAGGAGATTTACGCTGGTGGCGGCCTGGACGCGGAGAAGTCCGCCGTGGTCATCAAGCCGAAGGATTAATGAGGTGATCTGCTATGACGATTAAACAAGTTCGATTCGTTAAGGCGGACTCTCGTAACCCGGTTCAGGACATCGCCGAACTAGCGGTGTTCGACGCTTCGGGTAATCCCGTTGACCCTCCGACTTCCCTTGCCGATGGCAGCATAACGACCGCGAAACTGGCTAACAATGCTGTCACTTCCGGTAAGATTCAGGATGGCAGTATTACCGGCTCTGACCTTGCCAACAATACCGTAACCGCAGGCAAGATCGCGAGCGGCGTTCTGCCGACCAACGCGACCAAGGAAAAGGCCGGTCTGGTCAAGCAGGCCGCGCACGTTAACGACCCAGCTGGCGAAACTCCGACTAAAGCCGAGTTCATCGCGCTCCGTGACGCCTTGGTCACAGCCGGATTGATGGCGTCCGCCTGACACGCTACCCTAAACAGTAGCGGGACTGCACCGCAAAGGCCCTATCTCCTACAATGGGAGGTAGGGCCTAACTCATTTTCAGAAGGAGCGATCATGGACATCGACGCAAGCGTAATCGATCAAGTGGGAGAGACGGTCTACGTGCGATGGAAGGGTGCCGCGCTCGCAGACCTCGCCAACATCATATGCCAAAAAGACCTATTCCCGATTACGGATGATTACGTGGGAATTGTCGTAGGAGATGGCCGTCACATAGCGTTACCGGCATGGTATTCGGAAGTAACCAACGTGCAGACCACCGACGGTGTGAAGCTCGATTTTCGCGTGAACTACGATATGGGCGACGGGTGGACGCCCGAAACCAAATACGCCAACTGCCTGACTATCGCGCAATGTCTTAATGTAGGCACGGCAGTCACCGTGACCGGAACGCACGGGTTCGCCAAGCTTCCCGCCCCATTATCTTCGGTCTTGGCGGCTGTTATCGAGGCAGACCAGAGCGTTCTTGAACAGACCGACCGCATCACGTCCAAGAGCATCGAGGATGTGAGCGTGAGCTACGCGACGATCAACGAGACGGCTATGGAACGTGCGTTGACCCCGTACCAGTCGCTTATTAGCCAGTGGAGCCTATGCCGGAACGGAGTCCAGACTGGTGGCATTCTCTCCATGCCTCGCAAGCATCATCAATTACCGTGGTGGCTCAACGCTCAGGATTACATGGGGGGTGACTACGCTTATGGCAACGCTCTGTGACCCGTTCCGACTGTTCCCTAACCAAGTCCAGACGGCTACGCTTTGGCGGTACACGGCTCCCGGTCTGCCTAACGAAAAACTGGCCGACTTGCAGGTGATTGTGAAGCATTCAACACAGTCTGACCAGCCGACCGAATACGGTTCGCGTATCAGCAGTCGACGCTTCCATATTCAAACGGACACGGTTCCCGAGAACTTGCGGGAAAACATGGAATTATGGCCCGATCTCATGGTTGAATTGTCCGATGGCAGAGTGTACCAAGTCACGCAAGCCAGTCGCGGCGATGATATGGACATGGGGGAAACTCGGTTCATCACCGTGTACGGGAACCCGTATGGAAGGGATAGTCTATGAGCTACCGGTTACAGTTGTCCGCTGATTGGGCGCGCAAACTCTCCACCCAACAGTTGAACAAGGGCGGTGTGAAAATGATGACCGACATCCTCAAGATGGCACGTCAGAACGCTCCCGTACTCACCGGCGCTTTGCGTAACAGCGGACGCTTCCAACAACTTTCCACAATGAAGTGGCGTATCACGTTCGGCAACAGTCGCGTGCCTTACGCTCGTATCCGCGAACACACGAACCGGTTGCACCCGAACACGGTACGCTACCTCCAGCGGGCTAGGAACACTGCCGCTAGCCGTGCTAAATCATATTTCAACCTAGGATAGGAGCGCCATCATGATTGATCTGGCCATGTGCATGACCCTCCAAAACGAAGGCTTCGGCACTTACGGAAAGACCCTGTTCTTCGGCACCAGCCCAGTACTGGACACGGGTAGCGTCACGAACGCCGAAGGAATCTGGGTCAACGCGAACACGGTTGACATCAACGGCGATCTGTACACCGATCAGCTCACTATCAGTAGCCGCTATTTCGACGTGATCGAACAAGGCCGTCTGATGCTCCGGCTCCTGCACTTCGTCAACAATCGTCTGCATGAGTATTGCCGAATGACATGCAGCCCTATCGCTGATATTGACTTTGTATCAATTCGCGTGCATCCGGCTACCGCCATCGATATGGACGCCATCGACGGGGAAGGCCGCTGGGTGAAAAGCATCCGGTTCAATGTGGATTACAAACTCTCCCCCGAAACGTTAGAATAGGAACCGTCCATTAGTCGCCGCGTGTGCAGTCCCGCCCGACGAAAGGACAAACAATGGCTTCCTACCCCCTTATTGGCAAGAAGACAGTCTACATCGACGATATGGTGATCTCCCCCGACTACGTTCAGGATGAAGCTGGCACCATTACCCTGACTCCCGGCACTACCGAGGTGTCCTCGCAGTCCGGCACTATCAACGTACCGAATGGCTCATATGAGGAAATGGGTTTCGAGCTGAACATTATCTGTCCGAGCGTCCGCTACCTCGGTATGCTGTTTCCGGAACTGTACCATAATGCGAAGTTCAAGCGCGTTATCTCCGGTTCGCTGTCCGAGACGGGTCAGGTGCGTTTCGGCGGCACCGAGTGCGTTTCCAACACTCCGCGTGACATCATTATCCATAACGTGTGCGATGGCCATTCGTCAGCGCAGGACTTCCGTATCCCGCAGGCGCTAACCAGCGCGGGCGGCGAGTTCACCGTGAGCCTGTCCGACCCGTTCGTGGTCACACTTTCCGGCTCGATGACTCCCGGTGCGAACGGTGCCGTGGTCATGGGCGAGCTTGATCTGGCTAACCCATCGTATTACGACGAGGATTCCGGCACCATCAAGACGGAGAACGTTCAGGTCACCGCGCTTACCGCGTCCCCGGCGAACATCTCCGGCAGAGTCGGGGATCATGTGACGGTGAATGTGACGGCGTCCCCGAATGGTGCCACTGGTACAATCACCGCCACCGTAGCTGAAACCGCTAAGGCTTCCGCTACTGACAACGGGGACGGAACTTGGGATATTCAGTTTAAGCAGAGCGGTACGGGTACCGTCACGTTCAAGGATGGCACTGTTCAAACCGTGGTTAACTTCAATGTCGCCGGTGCGTGAGCATAAGTAACGCCCGCCACCAGAATTTTAGTGGTAGCGGGCGCAGGAGAGAAAAGGTCCCGAGAAAAGCAACATGATTCATAATATCACACGATTGGAGCAAATATAATGACTACCCCTGTTTTGAGCATCGACACCCGAGAAGCGTTCCGCACCCTCACCGTGAAAATCGACGGCACCGTGTACACCATGCGCCCGCTTGGCTCGAAGGACATGCTCACGATCTTGGATAATGCGGAGACAATCGATAAGCTGAGCGCTGGCGTGGCGAACCGTGAGACTTTAGAAACCGCTGAAAAGATTATCTTCCCGTTGGTCGAATCGCTTATGAGTCCAGCTGATAAATTCTCCGTGTGGGCTGAACAGACCCGTAAGCGTAGCGACCTTGCCTATCAGCGTGCCATGACCGCGTTGTGCGGACTTATGGCGAAGAACATCACGGTTGACATCAAAGGAGAATAATGAAGTCATGGGATAGCCTGCTTACCCCCGCCGAGCGGGAGAACATGCGGAAATTCAAGCAGCAGGAGAAAGCCCGTAGACCGCTGACGTCAGTTCGGATTCTTGCCGAACTTGGTGACATGTACGGGTGGCAGGCTATCCGCGACGTACTGGAAAACAACGTGGCATCCGACCTCATGATGAAATTACTCAAAGAAGGGCGTCGCGTACAACGTTTGAAGCTTGCCGACCAGTACCGCATGACGTTCGAGTGTCTCGCCGCCGCGTTCAGCAAGCACGGCGACCGCAAGATTAACACGATTATCGAAAAACTCGGGAAGGATGTGTGATGGCAGACTCGACACTGACCTTAGACGCCGAGATTAACACCGGCGATTGGAACGCTGGCGTCAAGGATATTCAATCGGGTAGCCGTCAGATCGAAGAGTCGGCGCGACATGCTGATGAAGCGTTGGGTGACGTTGACAAGTCTTCAAGCAAGTCTTCCAGCGGGTTCGGTAAGTTCGGTGCCGCCGCCGGTGCCGTTGGCGGTCTTGTATCTTCGGGTATCGGTATGGCTGTTGACGCCATAGGTGATCTTACCGGAGACATTATCGAAGCTTCCGACTCTGCGGACAAGTTCAAAAGCACGTTGAACTTCGCCGGACTGGATACGGGTACTATTGACGCGCTCACAGCCAGCACTCAAGCTTACGCCGACCAGACTGTTTATAGCATCAGCGATATTCGCAACGTGACTGCACAGCTTGCCGCGAACGGAGTACAGGGCTTCGACAAACTAGCCGAGGCGGCAGGCAATTTGAACGCTGTCGCCGGTGGCAACGCTGAAACTTTCAGCTCGGTCGGTATGGTGCTTACGCAGACCGCTGGCGCTGGCAAGCTCACCACAGAAAACTGGAACCAGCTAGCCGACGCTATTCCCGGTGCATCCGGCAAACTTCAAGAGGCGATGCTAAAGAACGGCGCTTACACTGGGAACTTCCGCGACGCGATGGAGAAAGGCGAGATCAGCGCGGAGGAATTCAACCAAGCCATAATGGACTTGGGTATGACGGACGCCGCGAAGGAAGCCGCTACCAGCACCAGCACTATTGAAGGTGCGATGGGTAATTTGGAAGCGTCCGTGGTTGGTGTGGGTACGACGATTCTTGACCAGTTCAAAGGCCCGTTGACATCCGGTATCAGCATGTTGGCGCAGAAAATCAGCGGACTTAGCGGCGTGTTTACGGGACTAGTGCAGACTATCGGCCCGATTCTCTCACAAATCGGCACAACGTTCCAGACAGCGTTTCAACCAGTTGTGGGAGTGGTGCAATCTCAGTTGCTTCCGGCACTCAAGCCGCTTATGAGTGCCTTACAGAATATCGGTAATGCCGTCATGCCTGCAATCCAGCCCATCGCATCAGGGTTAGCTACCGTGGCGAGCTACATCGTGCAAACTATGAGTGTTATCGCGACTGCTGTAACTCCGGTGATTAATAACATCGCCTCGTCGATTCAGACGGTGCTTCCGGCACTCCAGCCGCTAATGAGTGCTTTACAGAATCTCGGTAATGCCATCATGCCTATTATCACGGCCGCAATCCAGACCATTGCACCAGTGTTGTCTACCTTGGTGAGCAACATCGGGCAAACCATGAGCGTTATCGCGACTGCTGTAACGCCGGTGATTAATAACATCGCTGCGTTGATTCAGACGATGCTTCCGGTAATCCAGTCAGCGTTTCAATCGTGGGGTTCCGCGATTCAGGGTGTCATTAACGCGGTTTTCCCATTCATTCAAACGGTTATCACATCCGTTATGAACGTTGTCAACGAGATAATCACCACCGTATTGGCTGCAATTAACGGTGATTGGTCTGGAGTATGGGAAGGTATCCAGAATATCGCTTCAAGTGTTTGGAACGGTATCCAAAGTATCGTTTCCGGTGCCATCAATGCAGTGTCGGGCGTCATTTCAAGCGTGTTGAGCGGTATCAGCGGTATTTTCAGCAATGTGTGGAACGGTATTAAGGGCGCGGTAAGCAGTGCGTGGAGTGGTATCACCAGTGCTGTCAGCAGTGGTGTAAGTTCGATGATGAATTTCATCACCAGTATCCCAAACCGTATCATGGGCGTGTTCAGCGGAGCCGGATCATGGTTGCTGAGCGCCGGACAGAATATTATTCAAGGCTTGATTAACGGCATCACGAACGCCATCGGCGGAGCCATATCTGCGGTCAAGAACGCGGTTAGCGGTATCATCGATGGTGCCAAGAGCCTGCTGGGTATCGCGTCCCCGTCTAAGGTATTCGACCGTGAAATCGGTCGGATGATTCCTGCTGGTCTTGGCCGTGGCGTATCGGAGAACGAGCGTGCGGCCACTCGTCCGGTGGAAGACATGGTGAATTCTCTTCTGCCGTCGTCCATCGTGACGCCCATGCCAGTTATGTCTAGCCCGGTGAACATGAACGCGAACAGTGGCCCGCGTGTGAGCGCGCCTATCACGGTGAACGCGCTTGACCCGAACGCGGCCGCTCAAGAGACTGTGAGGGTGATTAATTTCCATTACGTGTGACAAGCCGCGCGGGTAGACTGAGGGTATGGCTATCTTTACCCTTGACCCGCGCGATGTCCGTTTGACCCTAAACGGGTTCCCCTTGTACGGAATCGACTCATACGGGTGTGAGTGGCACGTAACGTTTCAGAACGTTTCGGGATTGTTCGACGGTGTTGGTTCGACCTTGCAGACCAAGGACAAAGCATGGTCGGATGGCTGGTTTAGTAATATTCCAGTGGCTCAGGGTCGCTCGATCAGTGTCGAGGGTCATATTATCGGCAAATGCACGGAAAACTGTATCAACGCTTGGGATGCGTTCAAACGTTCGTTCAACATCACCAGTCAATCGCTTGTCGTGGAGTTGGGGAACATCAGCCGTCAGGTGCAGGTCATGCAATCGTCTTCCGCTCCGCTGGTGGAGTGGGCTGGTGTGAACATTCTCAAATTTAGTATCGGGTTGACTGCTTTGGACTCGTATCTGTACGATACGCAGTCGGTGAACGGCAATACTGGTTTGCCACGTTCTCAGGGTGGTATGACGTTCCCCTACCATTTCGAGGATATAGACACGGACAAGGGTTCAATGTGGGTGTGGTCTGAAACAACCGTGTCGGGTAGCGTGCGTCTGACTAACACGGGTAGTGCTCCGAGTCCGGTGACGATTCGTGTCGACGGGCCTGTGCTCAATCCGCAGATTGAGCACAGGTCGAGCGGGCATATTATGGCGTTCCATCTCAGTTTGGGTGAGGGTCATTACATTCTTATCAACGGTGCCACTCATGAGATTCTTATAGATGGCACCGATCCGGCACGTAGCAGTGTGACCAGACGAGAATGGAGTTACGCGGAGGTAGGGGAGAACATTTGGATGTTTAGTGCAGAGAAACCATCTGATAACGCGCGTATGACGGTCACGTTCAACCCGGCTTACATCTAAGGAGGTGCCGGATGTCTTTTATTTCTAACCGATTGCCGCAGTCGAACGGCTTATACTCGGACACGGCGCGTGTACTGTGGCAGCGTTCAGGCTTGCAGTTCGTCGCCGTCACGTTGAACGACGGCACGGTGATAGCCGAACTCCCCGACCTGCAATTAACCCACCTGACGTACCGTTTCGAGGAAACGACCAGCGAAACGGCCACGCTCCCGTGGCGCAATGCTCCACGAAACTGGGATGAAGCCACCACCCCATATCAGGCCGCCATACTTCTGGTGCGCGAATCCACTGTGTTGTGGGGCGGTATCGTGGTCAAACGCGAGCGTGCAATGCGTGGAGACGGATTATCGTTGACACTGGCAACCGTCGAACACTATCTCGATAACGTGTACGTGCAGGATCATACGTACACGAATCGTGACCAGTGCGAGATCGTGGAAGACCTCGTAACCACCACGCTTAAAAACCACCGTTTCAATCTCGTTGTCGAAGCGTCCCCGAGTAGCGTCAAACGCGACAGAACGTATGAAGCAGAAAGCGACAAGACCCTGCTAAGCGTGCTGCAAGAGCTCGCCAACGTGCTGAACGGGCCGGAATGGTGTACATCATGGCGTGCCATCAACGACGGGCATTATGAACCTGTGATGACGGTCGCCGACCATATCGGCTCCACCACACCAAGCACGACGTTCGATGAAAGCGTTATGACCACCTTCACCATGTTGGAAGATTACACAAACGGGTACGGTGCTAACGCGGTAATGGCTGTGAGTACGGCTGACGCTGGAGACCGTCCGCAATCCGATTGGATGATCGCAAACCAACCTAACAGGCCCATGCTGGAATATGTGTTCCAACCGTCCACCAGCATCGCGAACAAGAGTACGCTGAACGAACACGCCAAGTCCTCGTTGTTGCAGATGCAGAACGGTACCCAGACCATCACAATGGGGTTAAGTCTTCTGTCCGCTCCAATGGTGTATGAGGAATGGAAACCAGGCGACCTCATATCGTGGACAGTGAAAGAAGACGCCGAGCATTTCCCCGACCATAATCACGGTACCGCCCGTATCATCGGGTACGAGATAGATTTTAGTCAGGCGTGGACCATCACACCTATATTGCAGCAGGAGGACGATAATGCCGAGCAAATTCAAGTTCAGTCTAGATAGCGCGGACGCTACAGCACGCCAGTTCTCGGACATTAAACGCCAGTTGCAGGAACTGCCGCCGAGCGTCGTCAACAGCGTTAAACCTATGGTCGATCAGATCACTGACATATATGAGAAAGTGCAGACGCTGACGAACAATCTTGACCAGCGTGTGCAGGAAAGCATCACTCGCAACAGCTATACCCGTGCCGAGATTGACGTTAAAACTCAGACGTGGAACTGGGGTGTATTGGCTCCCAATCGTGGTGGTACTGGTGTCGCCAACGCTTATAACAATGTGTTTGCTTCAGGCTCTTGGCGCGCGGTGTGGGTGTTGTCTAACGGCACTATGGGCACGGCTCAGTCGATTCGTGCAGTGAAGACCGATATCATGGACGCGGACGACTACATTCCCGTTGCCGCTCTCCGCAAGGTGAAGTGGTGCATATATCGGATGAAGGATGATAAGAACCTGAATCTTGATGACGCGCAGCCGTTGGTCGGCATGATCGCCGACGATCTGGATGAAAACGGATTGGGGTTCTTCTGCGAATACGATGAAGACGGCACGCTGGTAGGTATCAACTACCCCATGCTTGGTGTGGCGGCGCTCCGACTCGCTCAACAGGTAGCGGATGAATTGGACGCGCTCAAAGCTAAGGTTGATGCTCTATCCACTGACAAAGATAAAATGGTCGTAGACGATTCGGAGGAATGATTATGGCTATCATCATGCACCCGCTTACCGCGAAAAACGGTTCACCGGAGTATACGGCGGACGATTACAGGCACGCCATCAATCCTCTATTAGTACCGTCCGATGGTACCGCGTTCAACGGTTTGTCTGGCATCCGTTACGGTTCCCCGAGTCCTTTGGTCACGGTGAGCGGCCTGACTGCTACGGTCAAGGCTCATTGCGGTACCATCAGCCCGTGGGATGGTTTGGGCGCGTACACTTACGCCATCACCACCAATACGACCGTGCAACTTGCCGACTCCACGAACAATTATAAGATCGCGGTTACGGTGGAAGACCCTTCGCAGTCTCATGGTACTACTCCGCGTGGCAAGATCGAAGTGTTCACGGCGGGTACGCCTGACTCGAATATTAATGGTCTTGTGATTGCCGAGGTGAATGCCGGTGTCGCGTCTGATGTGGCCCCGATGATTCGCAGTAACGCGATTCTGATGGCGCGTGATCTTGAGCAGCTCAATACTATTGCTGCGATGGACGGGCAGGAGGCTGTGACGATGGCTGATAATGCCCATTATGTCAGAAACGACGGAACGTGGGAGTCGTCTGATACGCCGCAGGAAATGATTGTTTTCGCTGACAGCAAGGTCATTCGTCCGTCGTCCGATACAGTCAACCCCGTACTATATTCGGAATCTGAATTGCAAACTCTCGCAAAAAAGCATGGCGTCACTGGGAATCTCAATATCCCGTGTATCAGTGTCATGAATGGAGATTGGGACACGACTAGCATCTGGATTAATGGAGTCATGCGTCAGCACAACAGTATCTTACTTAGTCTCAGTCGCCCATTGAACGCCAATACGCCGCTACGAGTCAACTCTCTCATAGGGTTCGCGCGGTAATACTCCGACCAACCCGTTTAAACCAGCGTACCGCCCTCTGCTCGCACTTCGATATTTTTCAGAAGCGGAACGACGAAGCTCTCCAATGGGCGGAACACGTCATTGGGTGTAATATGCGGGCCTACTGAAGTTGTGCCGTGGTAGTTACCATCCAAAGTTAATCCACATCTCCCAATTGCTGTTCATGATAGTGGGTATTATTTTCACGATCTAAGATAAAAGCATGATGGAAATTATCACAGCGATCATCGGCGTAGGCGGCGTAGCACTCGGAGGACTCATAACATGGCTAGCTAACCGTAGATCAGACTTGACCAGCGCGTATCAAGCTTTAGTGTCCGCTCAAGGGGATATGAAACGGCAGATCGACGCGCAAGACCAGAAGATAGACGCACTAATCAAGAACCGTGATGAGTTGCAATACACGATTGATCTTGAGACGGGTTATATTCGTGCGTTGGGGCACTGGTTGTCCAAGTTCTGCGAGATCATCGAACCTGAATTTTTGGAGAATCATCCTAAACCGTCGTTGCCTGATGATCTACGTGACCGTATTGCGTCACTTGAGGAACTGGCCGGAGATAACGACTAGTCTGTCCATGTGCATGAAACCGTTTCACGCATAGTGTCAGCGATGTTATTTTTTTCTGATGATAATGCTGATGATAAGATGATCCTATGAGACGTTTCAAACGGTGCATGATTATTATCATGTCGATCTTCGTTGTCTCGCTCATAGTCTACGTCCTGATGACGGCCTACGCCGTTTTATGCATGGCGTGGCTGTTCTTCTACACAATCAGCTTATAAAAGGAGTTTCAATGGCTTTGAACGGTATCGACATCAGCAATTGGCAGGCTGGTATAGACCTGTCTGCCGTACCGTGTGATTTCGTCATTAGTAAGGCGACGGAAGGGTGCTGGTATGTGTCAGCTGATTGCGCTCGACAGGTGGAACAGGCGTTAAGTCTGGGAAAGTGCGTGGGCGTCTACCATTACGCCAACGGCGGTAACGCCGTCTCCGAAGCTGACTACTTTGTGAACAATTGCGCGAATTGGGTCGGCAAGGTCGTATGGTGCTTGGACTGGGAGGCACAGGGTAACGGACTGGCCGGGTCTGGCGCGTCTGCGCAACAGTGGATTAGGTCGTTCTGCGATCGAGTGTACGAGCGTACAGGCTCCCAGCCTATCGTCTACGTGGGAGCGTCCATGCTTAACGATGTTCAGAATGTGGGAGATCGTGGATTGTGGGTAGCTCAGTACGCGAATATGGACGCTACTGGGTATCAGGATACGCCGTGGAACGAGGGCGCGTATGCGTGTGCTATCCGCCAGTATTCGGGCAATGGTCGTCTGCCTGGATATTCAGGCAGTCTTGACCTTGACAAGTTCTATGGTGATGTGAACGCTTGGAATGCGTATAAGGCGGGTCATTCGAGTGTGACCAACGTGCCGACCCCTTCCGCTCCTGCTCCGTCTACTCCCGCGTCTGACACGTACACTGTGCGCTCTGGTGACACGCTGAGTGGTATTGCGTCGATGTATGGGACTAGCTGGCAGGTGCTGGCGCAGATTAATAATCTGTCTGACCCGAATCTGATTTATCCGGGTCAGGTGCTGAATATCAATGGTACTGCCAATACGGTTCATCCCGGTAGCGGCACGTATACGGTGCAGTCGGGGGACACGCTGAGTGGTATCGCCGCCAAGTTTGGGACTTCGTGGCAGACTCTCCAGCAGCTTAACGGCATTGCCGACCCGAATCTGATTTATCCGGGTCAGGTGCTGAAACTGCCGGGCGGAGCACCGTCACCGTCCGTTACACCGTCACCGTCCGTTACGACGTACACTATCCAGCCCGGTGACACATTGAGTGGTATCGCCGCCCAGTACGGTACCAGTGTTTCCAATCTGGTGGCGTTGAACGGTATCGCCAACCCTGACGTGATCTACGCTGGTCAGACAATCCGCATCAAGTAGACTATTCGATAGGAGGTTTGTTATGAGCATTAATACTGGTGAGCCGACCACTGAAACAGTGGTCACCAATGAGATACCGGACGGTAATGATAATTACGTGCCGACGTTCAACGCAGCGACTCGTAAGTGGGCGTATCTTGTTTCCGGACTGGTTGGTATCGCCGGTGCGGTGCTGTGTTTCGTGAGCGCCATGCCGGACGTGCCGTCATGGATGGCTGTAATGGGTGGCGCTTGCGCTCTGGTTGGCTCCGGCGTGGCTGGAATGTTCGGCGTCCACTACGCAGGCATCTCCAAGTGAGGTAATGATGACAATTGCATCCGACTTGTTCCGCCAAGGAGCATAACCAATGTTCGAAACATTCCAAACCATCATCAACGCCGGAGGCTACGACCTAGCAGACCTCACCCAGCGCATCAAGACCATGTATGCGATGAGCGAACTTACCGAGGAGGAGATGAAACAGCTTCTCGAACAGGCGCAGACGAACGCCAAACCCGACGATTCCTACGCTCCGTTGGCCGACCGCGTGAAGGCCATCGAGGAACGGGAGACAACCGTCGAAGAGCGTCTGAACAAGCTGGAAGCCGATTCTCCGACCGAACCCGGCGAACCAGAGAAACCAGCCGACAAGTGGCCGGAATACAAGCAGCCTACCGGAGCGCACGACGCCTATCACGTAGGCGACAAAATCACCTACAACGGGAAGCACTACACGTGCATCTACGACGGTTGCGTGTGGACCCCGGACGCTTACCCGCAGGGGTGGCGTGAGGAAGCGTGAACCACATCTACACTGGTGTTTCCAAGTGGTAGACTGGTGTTGCTCCTTTCGAGCGATGGTGTGATGACCGATTAAATTAGCCCGGCACTGGTCTTGATGACTAATGCCGGGCTAGTTTTTTTTAGTTGTTTAGCAGATACTCACGGTTCCTGTATTCACTTAATGCTGGAACGGTTTCTGGATGATCGTTGTAGGCGCTGACCAGCCATCCTTTTACGTATGATTCCTTTGGGTGGGCGTGGATGCGTGCGTGGCATCCCATAGTACCCGAGCCGCAGACGGTAATCAGGTTGCTGGGTAGGTTCAGTCCTTCCCAAGCGTGTGAACGCATACGCCGGTGATGCAGATTGAAAGCGGAGGCGCTTAATGTTCTCCCACAGATGAAGCATCTGCCGTGGTCTCGGTGGAACACTTTCATACGGGTTTCGATATCAGGGTCTGTTTTGCTCACTCGGATACTCCTTCGCAGTGGAAGAAGTACAAGGTTATCGGGGAGACGAGTTTGAAGAAATATTGCCTATCGGTGTCTGTCTTGCATTCATGAATGGCCGTGGTCTTAACGCCTTCAACGCTGCCCAGAACGTCGTAGAGTTTGAGGAACGCTTCGGCGTTTTTAATCCCGATTTGACCGAACGTGAGTTCCTGTCCGAGTCCTTGGGTGTCGATGATTCCCTGTGCTTGGGGGGTTTTCTGCAAGAGGCTGATGATCGAGGTCAGATAGTTGATGGTTTCCATTGTTGCTCCTTTGGTGTGATGATGATTGGATTAATGGTGCAGGTTTTTAGACTATGTTCTAGTCTTTGGTCAGGATGTCATAGCCGAGGTGTTCGGCCAACCGCAACCGGTATTGCTTTTGCGGTTTGCGGCGTCCGTTTTCCCACATGGCTATTACGTTTTGGCTGGCGACGCCGATTCGTTCGGCTAGTTCCGCCTGCGAATACCCGTGTCGTAGACGCCAGTATTTGATGCACTGGCCGATGGTCACCCTGTCGCTGATAGTCGCGTAGTCAACTGGGATGTTGCCGATGTTCTGTCGTGTGAAGAACTGGCCGGTCTGGCTGTCCTGTTCCACGGTGACTTCTTGGCCGTTGATTACGGTTTTGATTTTGTTTTGCTTGCGCATGTTTCACCTCCATACGATGTGTGATATATAGATCATATCACATTGTTTTTGTTTCGCCAAACAGCTCGCTAATGGCTTCGCGCCCATCGTCAGTCAGCGCGAACCGCCAGCAATGACGGTGCCGACTGTTCACGCCATCCCTGTCGACACGGTACACATGACCGGAACGCTCAAGCTCGATCATGCGCGTCCTCAATCCCTGCGGAGTATCGTCATACTTCGCTAAAACCGACATACGTTCGATTTCCTCGTGGGTAAGCGGACGCTTAGCCATCCACAGAATCAACAGCACATGAACCTGTTGTTTGCTGAACATTACGCCACCGCCTTTTCAGCCGAGTGGCGGAGGAACGCGGCCATGCCAGCGGCCACAATCCACCCGGCCACCCACTTGACTCCGAACCGTACCCGGTTTATCTTGGCTGCCATAGCCCATACCGGGAGCGACACCCACGGGCTGAGACACCAGCCGCAATAGGCGAGTTCGTCGAGACTCCCCACGTAATCCTTGGCCCACGTGGGGAGCGAGTTGGGCAGGTTCTCGGCCTTCACGATCAGCTTGTGACGGAGTGCTAAGAACACGTAGCCGGGGCCGGGAGAGAGCTGCACAACGGTAGTCGCGTATCCCGCCGTGATTCCAGCGGAAAGCACGGCAGTCCACCAATTGCCATCAGTCTTCATCGGTTTTCCTTTCCTCGTGGCGACGCCAGCAGTAATAACGCTTGTTGTAGTCCGCGTACAGGTCTTCATAGAGTTGTTTCGCCTCGTTGATGGCTTCGTCGTGACCGAAACCGTGCTGTTGCAAGGCGTATTGAGCGGCACCAATCCAAATGGAGCGTCGAACGTGTTGATACCAACGGTCGAACAGTTTGCCGCACACTTTGTCGTGCTTGTTGTCTCCGAGGAAGTCGGCAACGCTCTCCACCACGAACTTACGCAGAGTGTTTGCGGTGATATGGTTACGGTCGAACAGTTCCAGCACATCGCTGGTTAAAATGCTATTCTTCATTGGGTTCCTCCTCTTCTTCTGGTTCGTCATCGTCCACTAGATAATCGTCAAGACTGATGTCTTGCGGCTCGAAGTAAAACAATCCGTCCAGCAAAATTATCGGGTAACGCACAGTTACCCCTTGGTCTTTGGCTATGGCGCGTATACCTCTGGCGGTGGGGCTTCCCGACGACACGATACGGAGCCTACGGCCCATCTGTTGGGCGTACACGCGGCACGTCATCAGATAAACGGCGTCCTTCCGGTTGCACGTGGGGCATCCGTCGAACAGGACGAACATGTCAGGGCTTTCCAAGATTGTTGCGGTTTTCATCAGAATGTTACCCCCAGGGCGTCGGCCAGCACATCGGAGATATGGAGCGTGGCCAACTGGCTACGCTTATGGTTCTCGATTTTTTCGGTGATGTCCTTGCGGTACACGGGGATGACCTGATGGTGTGCGGCTCCGACCACGCGCGGGTCGAACATCGAGAAATACAGGACTTCCAGCGAATCGCACACGACGAAGTACTGGAGCACCTGTGCTTTGTACTGGTCGGGGATGAAGTCGAAGCCGGTCGCCTTTCCGTCGAGCGTGTATTCCGGAAGAACCTGCTCAATAACGTCCACCAGCTCAGGTTTCAGGTTGACGATATGAGATCGCATGGCGTCCGTGTGCATCATCCACGGTACTACCGTCCGCAAATGGTAGGCTGATCCGAGCGACTTGCATTCGATGGCCCACGTCGGCTTCTCAGTGTTCTCGTAGGCGTCTGGACTGCACGCGATACGGTTGTCGTCGTCACTCTCCCAGATACCGCAATCGGGGACGCAGTCAACGGGATCGAAGCCGAGCGTTTTGAGTGTGATCTGGATGTTCTCGGGTTCGAGACGGTGGCCGCGTTCCATCGGAGGTTCACCGTCCGCTGGTTCTGCCCACAGTTCCGCTAGGAACTTCCAGAAGTCCACGCCGACCTTAAGCCGTTTGTTTTTTGCTTCGGTGTTCACGATCTTCTCATCGTAGTTCTGGGCCTTCATGTAATACTCGTTGGCTTTGTCTGGCGTCTCCGCCTTCTTCGCTTGTTCCAACGCCTTGTCTCGGTACTCTTTAAGTTTCTCCACGTCGGTCTGAGCGTAGTGTTCCAAGGCAAGTCCGCCGCTTTTGGTGCCGGTGATACGGCCCACTCGTTCGTCGAGCCATACCTCGGTTTCGTGGGCTTGAGATACATTGATGATCTTCATTGATGTTGTCCTTTCGGTTGGGTGTGGGCGGGTGACGAGTCCCGCCCACGAGTATCTGTTATGCAAAGCGGGGAGCGTACTGGTGGATGACGGTGCGAATCTCCTTGAACAGATTCCACGCGGTCTCTTGGATGATGAACTCGGGGCAGTCGATGAAATCGATCGCTTCAGAGTATTCCATGCATCCGTCCGTGTAGATCGGATCGTCGGGTTCCGCCCACCAGAAGATAGAAAACAGAAAGACGTGGTTTTCCACGTCATCGGTGACTCGGGCGCGCAGCTGGGTGTCGGTGAACGTGATGATCGCCGTATCATACGGTTTTTGTTCCGATTCATAATGAATGCTGCTGACTTTATCGAAGTCAAACTCACACTGGTTGATGACGGCGGAAAGGTTGAAGCCGTTCATTGTAACTCCTTGGGTTATATATCAAGCCGTTTGTTTGATATATATAATATATCACATGTGGTGGGATTAG